CTTTGAAAATGACACGAGAAGGTGTCAATGTTGTCGGTGACGACTTTATGTTAGCAACTGCTGCTGACATCGTTGCCGATCCTTCTGCCCCCGATGCTTTTGTTGAAGGAATCATGGAAGGTAAAGACTGGGTATGGGATGGTGGCATTCTTCGTGAGAAGTTTGCAGAAAAAACATACAAGCAAATTAACACCCTTGCTACACAAAAGCAACTTGATGAGAAAAAGTTGGATTTATTCAACGATTTCCTTAATAGTATCTGAATAGGTATTAAATCTTTTAATTTATAAATAAATATAGTTTTTAAAAAAACGGATACGGAGCTGTTCAAATGTCTCGTGGTAACGAATTACAAGAAATGGAAGTAAAGACACAGCAGTCCAAAACTGCTGCAAACGCCAACGCCAAACCTGGTGATCCTATGCCCTCCTTGTCTGGAACAACTCCTGGACAGTCGGGTTCTTACGAAGATCTCGGTGGTCCTACCCCTGAGAACTACAAAACTGATGATGATTCTGCCAAGTTGAAAACACCTGGTAAGACTCTGAAGCAAGTCAGAGATGTAGTAAATGCTAAGGCAAAGCCTGCAGAGGCTGCACCTGCTGGCATGAAGGAAGAAGAAGTTCAAGTAGAGGAACCAGTGATCGAAGAAGAAGAAACAACCACTGACGAGGTAGTCGCTGAAGAAGAGACTACTGAAGAAGTCGTTGCCGAGTATGATGTCGAAGAAGATGTCAATGCTCTTCTCGGTGGCGAAGAACTCTCCGAAGAATTCAAAGAGAAAGCAAAGACTATCTTTGAAGCAGCAATCAATGCAAAGGTCGCTTCTATCAAAGAAGAGATCCAAAAAGAGTACGATGAAAAGCTTGCTGAGGAAGTTGCCTCAGCGAAGGACTCTCTCGCTGAGCGTGTAGATTCCTATCTTGAGTATGTCTCTGACGAGTGGTTTGAAGAAAACGCACTCGCCATTGAGGCAGGTCTCAAGACTGAAATGACCGAATCGTTCCTTGAAGGAATGAAGGGTCTTTTTGAAGAACATTATGTAACTATCCCTGAAGAAAAATATGATGTGCTTGAGAGCATGGTAGAAAAACTTGATGATATGGAGACAAAACTCAACGAGCAAATCGAGAAAAATATTGCTCTGAATAGCAGACTCAGCGAGTCTGTTGCAGACGGTATCCTTGATGAAGTTTCTGAAGGACTTGCGTCCACTCAGAAAGAGAAGCTCGCTTCACTTGCTGAAAGTGTAGAGTTTGAAAGTGAAGAAGAATATCGTGAAAAGCTGGAGACTCTGAAGGAGTCATACTTCTCCAGAACAACTGCTCCCGCTGCTAAAACAGAAACCCTTTCTGAGGGAGAGACTCATGACCATCAGCAATATTCTGATACCATGAGTGCATATCTCAGATCCCTGGGAACTTTTAGCAAATAATCTGATTACATAACAAACAAACACTAACTTTAGGTAACCCGCAATGTTCCAATCCGAACAGTTGCAGGAAAAGTGGAAGCCCCTTCTCGAATATGAAGGTCTTGAGTCTATCAAGGACCCCCATAGAAAGGCTGTAACCGCTGTCCTGCTCGAAAACCAGGAAAAATTCATGAAGGAGTCCTCCTCCTTCGAGACAGGTGGATCCCTCCTCTCTGAGGCTGCTCCTACCAACTCTGTCTCTAACGGTGGAGTTTCTAACTTCGACCCCGTTCTGATCTCCCTGATCAGACGCTCCATGCCTAACCTGATCGCTTACGATCTGGCTGGCGTTCAACCCATGAGTGGACCTACTGGACTCATCTTCGCGATGCGCTCCCGTTACAAGTCCATGTCTGGAACCGAGGCATTCTACGACGAGCCCGATTCCGCATTCTCCGGTCAGAACTTCACCCGTAACCTCACGGCTGGAATGACCGACACCGCTGCTGGTATGGGTACTACTTCCCAGTCCGGCAACAACCCTGCTGCACTCAACCCCATCTCATCTGCATCCTCCTTCGGATACGATGTTGGTCAGGGTATGACCACAGCAAACGCTGAAGCACTTGGCGATGCCGATGCTAATGCGTTCAACCAGATGGCATTCTCTATCGAGAAAGTCACTGTAACCGCTAAGTCCAGAGCACTCAAAGCTGAGTACTCCTTGGAACTGGCACAAGACTTGAAAGCAATCCACGGTCTGAACGCCGAGGCTGAACTCGCAAACATTCTCTCCACTGAGATTCTTGCTGAGATCAACCGCGAAGTTATCAGAACCATCTATAAGGTTGCTGAACAGGGTGCTGCTCAAAACGTCGCTCAGTCTGGTGTATTTGACCTTGACATCGACTCCAACGGACGCTGGAGTGTTGAGAAGTTCAAGGGTCTGCTCTTCCAGATCGAAAGAGACGCTAACGCTATCGCACAAAGAACTCGTAGAGGAAAGGGCAACACTATCCTTTGCTCTGCTGACGTTGCTTCTGCACTCACCATGGCTGGTGTACTCGACTACACCCCTGCACTGAATGCAAACCTGACCGTTGACGACACCGGTAACACCTTCGCTGGTGTTCTGCAAGGTAAGTATCGTGTATACATCGATCCTTATTCTGCAAACCTGACTTCCGCCAACGCAACTCCTGGCAACCAGTACTACGTTGTAGGTTATAAGGGTACTTCCCCCTATGACGCTGGTCTGTTCTATTGCCCCTACGTTCCCCTTCAGATGGTTCGCGCCGTTGGAGAGGACACCTTCCAGCCCAAGATTGGCTTCAAGACTCGCTACGGTATCGTTGCGAACCCCTTCGCTGAAGGCACCGAAGCACAACTCGGCAAACTTAACATCAATGCAAACCGTTACTACAGACGTGTTGCAGTTAAGAACCTTATGTGATATACTTTCACTACGTGTGAAGGAAGTGCAAGAGGGTCTTCGGACCCTCTTTTTTTATCTAAATACTTAGAAAAGGATAATGTCATACGGCAACCCATTTGAGAATCAGTTGAGCAATAGGAACTTCCTATCACCAACTGGTTTTAAGTTTACACTAAAAAGAGCACCAAAAGTTGCTTTCTTTGGTAACGCAGCAAATATTCCTGCTATCTCAATGGGGACTGCGATACAATCAACTTATCTGAAGGACATTGATGTTCCTGGAGATAAGGTTCAGTTTGAAGACTTCACGTTTCGTTTTCTAGTTGATGAAAACCTTGAGAACTACATGGAGATATACAACTGGATAAGAGGTCTAGGATATCCCGAAAGTTTAGGAGAAATATACAAGTGGCAGCAGAATAACGAAAACTTTTCTCAACCACATAACTCTGAGTTAAACCTCTTCTCTGATGCTACACTGCAGATACTTACTAGTAAGGAGAACCCAAACTTCAAGGTGGTGTTTCAAGATATGTTTCCAACTGAGTTGTCAACTCTTAACTTTGATGCTACCAGTGAGGACATACAATACTTTACAGCAGATGTCACTTTCAAGTATACTATCTACAATATAACTGATATGTCCGGCAACAAACTATGAGTCTTGATCTTGAAGCAATTCAAGAGATGTGGAAAAAAGATGCTGAAATAGACAGGGACAACTTACATGAAGAGTCTTTGAAAATCCCATCTCTACATGCAAAATACTTTGAACTTTATAATACCATATTTCTTCTAAGGAAGAAAGCAGAACAACAGAGAAAGAATATCCGTCACGAAAGGTACGAATACTTTAGTGGTAAAGCTGACCCTGAAGTGTACATAGAAAACCCTTTCCCTAAAAAAGTCCGTGATAAGGACACAATGCAGAAATATCTTGACGCTGATGAGAAGTTGTCAGGAGTATCTTTAAAAATTGATTACTATGATACAATGCTCGTCTATATTGAGAGTATACTTAAAGTAGTTCAAAACAGAACCTATCAAATTAAAAACGCGATAGAGTTCATGAGATTCAACGCAGGTCTAGGATAATGAACGAAGACTGGGTTTATGAAGATGAAGACTTTGATCCAGAAGGGACTTACATTGAGTTGCAGTTTGGTCCTGAAGATCTTTATTTGCTTTATAAATCAGTTTCTGTCCATTTGGATAAATGGTGTGGTGGTCACCCTCAGGAGCAAGAAAGACTTCAATATCTTAAAAACTTTTTGTACAGAATTGTTCTTGAATATAAGTTCAATAAGGAGTGATAAATATTCACAGATAATGATTTATCGTGAATACAACAGACCTCGTTATATCAAAATCAAACGAAGTATTTCTTAAAATAAACACGGAACCTCATATCGAGTATGAGTTAAGAGATCATTTCAAGTTTGAAGTACCAAATGCTAAGTTCATGCCACAGTATCGTGGCAAAAACTGGAATGGAGAAATTCATTTATATGATATGCGCTCTAAACAGATCTATGTTGGTCTGTTAGATAAGATAGTAAGTTTTTGTAAGAACTACGGATATACTTTTTCTTTCGAGAATAATAAGTTTTACGGACAACCCTTTGA